GTTGCATCTGCGATCCTACTTTCATGATGCACCTGCGTCGTGATCCTGACTTCCGTGAGATCGCTCGTTACAGCGGCAATCCTGGCCAAGGCATGTACATGGGCAACCCCATGATGCCTAACAATGCCAGCTTCTATATGGGTCCGCAGGCTGGTCAGGCCTACTTCCTGGCTGGTGAACCCGTCATGCCGACTGGCGTCCAGTTTGAAGGCGTGAAGTTTTTCGAGTCGACCAACTTCCCCAGCAAAACCATTCAAGCTTCTTTCACTGATGTCGCTTCTTACAGCGCCCAGGAAGTTGCTCAAGGTTTCTTCTTCGGTCCCCAGGCCGTTGGTGTTGGCATTGGTGGTCCCAATGCTCAGGTGCTGATCAACAATAACGACGACTTCAGTCGCTTTATTATTCTGATCTGGCAACTGTATGCTGGTTTCGAAGTTCTGAACAAAGACTTTGTTACGACTGCCTACAGCTTCGTTTCTGACGACGGCACTGTTTGATAAGTAAACATAAATAAACCATACGGAGAAATAAATGACCTATCTCTCGTCTAAAAAAATCTTCCCCGGCAACTGGGCAGAACCGCTGAACGGTTGGTACAAGAACATTGATACCGATGGCAGCGGCAGCAATGATGGTTCTAAAGGTGGCCCCACTTCGGTGCTGGCTATCCCTGGCTATCGTTACTTCCAGCAGCGCGGTTATGTTGCTGTCACCAATACCTCTGGTGATGGTGCTATTGCTTCCGGTAACGTTATTGTTCCTTCTCCTTACCGGAACGATGACACCCGTACCGATATCACTGGAATGGTGATTAGCGGTTCTTCCACTCTTCCCGTTTACGTTTATCGCGCTACCATTTCGGTTGCCTCCGGTTGGGGTGACGGTCGTGTTGCTTCTGGCATCTATGCTGCCACTGGTAACACCATGACCTTTGCTACTGGTCTGACCTCCAGCGGTGGCGTCGGTGAAGCTGTTTCGCAAGCTAACCTGACTTCTACCGTTTCCGGTACTCAAGTTGGTGAAATCTTCTTTGCCGGTGGTTCGGCTTCTGTTAGCGCAGTTCCTGCTCTGACCGCTACTGGTGCTGCTGGTGTTAACGCTGGCAACGTCTACAAGCAGCTCACTGGTGCAGCAACTTATAAAGTGCTGTCCCGTGATACTGCCACTGGTACTGTCACTTCTGGTGGTTGGTACATTTCTTCTGATGACAAGAACGCCGGTCGTACTGGCTACTTCGTTGTTGAAGTGTGCTACATCCAACCTGATGAAGCTCCTGGCTACGAGGACATCGAAGATTACCTCCTGGGTCGCACTGTTAGCTGATTAGGCTAAACTGGGACCAGACATATTTTCTGGTCCCATGTCAACTCTTTCTGAAGAAATTTTGCACCGTCACTGTAAAACAGGTGCGAGAGTTCGAATCATTAGCGAATGGGATAACGGCGATTGGTTTATGGTTGAAGACCAGGACGGTCGCCTTTACACCGCTTATAGAACCGAACTTTCGCCTGACGAACCTGCAACAAAGAAAGTAAAAACTCTTCAGGTAAAAGATAAGGCGGCTAACGAAGAGCCACGCAACTTCCCTCCTGATACACGTCTTAATATCAACGGTGCTACTGCACAGATGATTGCAGACCATATCAAGGGGATTGGCCTCAAAACTGCTCGAGAAATCAAAGATTTACAACTGTCACTTTCCGGTGAAAGATTCAGTAACCTCGAACAGTTACGCCAAATTCGTCGAGTTGATTGGGATTCGGTTTTTGCCGCTGATTTAATTCGAGTCTAAACTACATCTCCTGCTAGCCCCTGGGAAACCAGGGGTTTTTAGTTTTAGAATAAAAAGAAAACAAGATAATGGCAGGTTTAATTCCAGCGGGTAGGATTGTTGATCCAAGTAAAGACATATTTCCATCTACTGGTGCTCACCTGGATGTAAGGGTTATACCTCAGTTTGGGGCTCAGAAAGGTAAAAAGATTGATCCACGAACAGCTAAGACTCTGCTTCAGAATGTTTTAGTTGGTAAAGATCAAATCCCTTTAGTTCAACAGCAAGGCCAAGATTGGAAGTGGAATTTTCCAGTTACGTCTGAATACGGTAAGAGGGCTGCACCTACGGCAGGAGCTTCAACCTTTCATGAGGGTATTGATATCAGCTTAAGCGCTGGTACACCACTCGCCTATAAAGGCTATGGAACATACAGACCAGATGCAGGGTTTGGATCACTGCAAACCACAGATACCCAAGGTAATCCTTACGAAATTAGATTTTTACACACAGAGCCTGGTCAGAAAGCAGCAGTTGGTTCTTCTGCAGTACCAAACCCACTAGCTCTCCCTGGTGACAATACGCAACAAAATAAAGAAAGAAATGATAGGTTGATGGATGCTTTATTTGGTAAGCAACAGACCTTAAAAGATGTTTTAATTTCTAATGCACTTAATCAAGCAAAGCAAAACAGACAGCAATCATTGCTTGATACTTTAACTCCTTATTCTTCCATGGGAATCAGTCCAGAACAGGCAATGCAATTATTTGCTTGATTACGTCAACTTATAATAAAAATTAAATAGGGCGCAAGCTGTGCAGCTCAGTGATTTTGAAAAAAGTAGAGTCAGGTACCATCTAGGTTACTACGTGGTTTCTGTCCCAGCGGGTGACTACGCTCGTCTGGAAGAAGCTATGAATACAGTTCCTGATTCGTACTTCTATGACAAAATCGTTATTCAATTAGGTCGTTGTGATACGGCTGAAAAGAAAACCGAAGTTGCACTCACGCCTTCTACTCGCGTTGAGAATATCGTAGGCGACGTTGATCGTACGATTCGTTCCAGTAATGCCAAAGAGGCATTAAAAGTTTGGGATGAAATTTATCTGTACGAAACAAATCGTTTAGCACATATTCTTTACGTTCCCAACTACAAAGATCCTTTTCAAGCACGCTATCGGTATGAAAGATCTGGTGCTGAATTTATTCAGGCGCTTCCAGGTCCTGCCGATACAAGTGTAGGTTCTCGCATCTATTTACACCAGGTTTGGCGATGATTGCTTTTGATCCTCTTTTAAACGTTTCGACAGGAATCACGAGCCAACTTCGTAGGTTTGGTTTGTTACCACGTACAGGTATTACAACTGAATTTGGAGGGAACGTATCAAATATTCAAAATCGTCCCGTTGTCAACCCAGAGTTTCTTCAAAGAAATCCTTCTGGTGAGGCTGATCGCAATAAAAGGTTTGCTCAATATCAAGAGATGGGAAAAGCACCTGCACAAGCAGCTTCTCCGCCCATGAGTGCCCCAGAGCAAAGAGCAGAAAGCCAAGAGCGTTCTCGTATCGCTCAGATGACAGAGCAAGATCCGCTCTTTAAAAAATATCAAGTTGCAGACTTAACAAAGGCATATAACACGGCTACAACACCAGAAGAAAAAGAACGGATTGGTTTGCAGATCTGGGCCACCACAAACCCAAGTCTTGCTTCTCGCTTGCGTCCAGGGCAGACAGGTTACCAAACATCGGCAGCAATGTCGGGTTCTCAGGTTTTTGGTAAGGACATCCCTGGAATCACGCAAACCTTTTATCAACAAGCCAGTGAGCAAGCAGGTGTCCCATTCCCTGGAGCAGCTCAGGGCGCAAGTATGAATGCTTTTGGTCTTGGGGCAAATGCACAGCAACTTGGCGTAAGTGCACCAGGTCAGATTCCTCCAACAATGATTGGAGAGGATGTGTTTAAGCGCGGCATTAAACCACCTTCCTCTGAAGATTTAACACAGACGCAACTTGCGTTGCTTAAGCGTGCGTTTGAAGGACGTTTAAAATAACCCTTTGGTAAACTAAGGTTACTTGGCACCACATTCGTGGGTAAGTCCACCTGCTGGATAATTGATCTTTTGATCTACGGAGACCAGTGTTCTTGCATTGACCTAATGATTATTTGCCGTAATTTCCTTCGCCGTCTTACTGCCAAACTGAGTTTAGTTGTGGCTCTTCAAGCAGTATTCGTCCCTGGTCTTAAGGCAGATTCAAATTGGGTAGGAGAATAAGGAAAAAACTGAAATGGCGCCAAAGACTTCGCAGCTCTTAGGTTTATCCAGCCCCGAACTTTATGCTGCAGCTTTTACAGCATTGGGTGAGGCTGGTCCTGGACAAGATCCCTATGGTGTTTTTTCTACAATTCTTTCAAGAAAACAAACGGGAAAATACGGTAAAAATATCGTAGACATTGTTAAGGCTCCCTCTCAATTTGTTGCGAACGATCCTTATAGCTCATCTCAAGTAGCAGATCCTAGTTTTGGCCGCAAGGTCTACGGGTCTCGTTACGATCAGATGCTTCAGAAGTTTGAAGATCCTTCTAAGTTGCGTCCTGTGCTTGAGAAGCATGGGGGCGCACTTCAGTTCAGGGGACAATCTCTTCTGAAGAATAAAAGACCCGAGGATGTAATGTTTGATCCTCGCGGAAACTTTTATTTTGCTAAAGATCCAAAGGCGGCAAAATCTCTTCTTGAAAAACTTGGCGGTGCACCAGGGCAATCAGTAGCACCTGTAGCTGCATCTCAAGTTGAAAAGGGAAACCAGCAGGGGCAGTCGTTGCTTCAAAATATTTTGAAGTATATACCTATGGTTGGAACAATGCCAAGTCTCTCTTCTGTAGAAGACATGCCACTTCCTGATAGCCAAACTTTTTTAAATACGTATCGTAAATTCTTTGAAGATGAGGAGTTTGCATAATGGCACGTTATTCTGAATACCTTGACTACGACGGCTATCTTCCTGGGGACGTGGCTCGTGCTGGTCTAAGTGAATATCAACAATATCCACAGTTAACTACAGAATATATACGAAATAAAAGATTTAAATTTCAACCGAAGGAAAATATTGATTTATTCCAAAACTTTTTAGCTCTACAAGGAGATCCAGAAAGACTCTTCCGCTCAACAGCAAAAATGCCCGATACTCCTTTTGGAAATTTAAGTGGATACGCAGGTATCTAAATAACCTATAATAAAACTAATATCAGGTAAGGCTACATGTCGTCAACCGCTACCAACAAAAGTCCCCTCTTCATTGATAGGCCGCTTTACGATTCGGTCAGGGTGACAACTCAGATTGCTGGCAGTGCAACCAATAACACTCTCTTTGTGCAGGGTGGTCAGGTCCCGGCAATCCTGGTTGACATGGATGCTTCTTTAAGTGAAGATAATAATAATGGCGGCGTAATTGATTCAATCTCTATTGTCAGGAACGACTACTACAGGGATGCTGATTACGTTGTT